TTCCAGCCAACAGAGTTATCAATATCAAGAACCTTCCTGACAGCACCGTTGCTATCTGGAAAATAACTCTGTGGGTCTGGTTCTTTCATTATAAGGTCTTGGATATGCTGCTTGATTAATGGAGTACATTTTTCAAACCCATCGAAGCCTTCTTCTGCAAGCTCCTTATGAGTTGTCCTTACGTTCTCCAGAAAAGCTGTCTGCATCTTCTGAGCATCTGTTTGAGAATCCTTTTGCTTGAGTGAAGCAATCTGAGCCTCAAGGTCATCCGCCCTCTTTCTCTGCTTTAACAGCTCTGCATCATAATCCTCAATATATTCCTCCTCTTCTTTATCCTTTTCTTCAGGTTTGCGTTCATTAATAACATCCCTGAGTTGATTTTTTAAATCAAGAACTTCAGCCTGCAACTCTTTACGTCTCTCACGTTCTTCGTGAAATGCGCCATGAGGAACTGTCTTCTCTTCGGGTTTGTCAGATTTATCATCCTTACTGTCCTCAGTGTCATCCTTTTTCTTCTCTGGCTCTCCCTCTTCGGATTCGGCAGGAGCATCCGCATCTTTTTCTACAGATTCCTGATTACTACCTTCGGGATTTCCTTCAGGTTTGTACTTTGCGTAAAGTTTATCACGCTCAGACAAATCTTCGCCAGCATCTCCACTTACGTCAGGAGTCTCCGTTTGCGTTTCTCCTACTGTTACTGCATCCTCTTTTTCGGCAGAGGCATCCGATTGTGCTGCGTCTTTCTTCTTATCCATTTAATCCTCCGTAGTTTTACAAGTTTTGCGCTTGCTGTTCCTGAATACGGTTCAGGTATCCGCTTATAATTTTTTTATACTAAATACCATGTTTAAATTTAAAGTCAAGTTAAATTTTTCATTTCTAAAGTACCATCTTTAATTCTTTGCTCCAAAATTTCAGAGGCATACTTGGCTTGAGCATCTAACCACGCTGGTATATCTCCAAAATTATATCTACAAACCTTGATGATTGCTTTCAATTCGCACTGGCGTTCTAAAGATAACCCTTGTTTTGTTACCAGCTCACGTAGCGCATTATCGGATACAACTTTAAAGCAAAACTCAAGGGTTTTAAATTCTGGAAGAGCTTGGAGTTTCTTAATGTCCTCAAATTTTCCTACCTTTTCTATAAAGGTCTGATTGTCTATATCTTCTATATTCATAAATTATTTACAATGGTGCTTCATTTTATGTCTCTTAATATACTTCCCCTCATACAAAACCCAAACAGTTAGCTCGTTTACTTTTATCAATGGAACTGTTACTTCATTGCGACTAACAATACATTTAACTTTTTTCATTATTGACTCCCAAATTGTCCTGCCTGCGCACCGCCCTCAACTACTGGCTGGCCTGCGCCTGCTAATGATGGGTCTAAACCTCCGCCCTGCTGAGGCTCTACTCCCTGAACTTGAAAGAAGAAATCCTGTACGTTTTTATGTCCGAGCTTAGGTAATATCTCATCCATAAACCGTGTCGTGTCTATCATTCTTATCTGCTGTTTAGGCACTGCTCCAGACTGAATAAGCTGTATCATAGCCGTATTCGACATATTCGCCCTGTCCATAGCAAGCATATTCTGTTGGATTTCAAATTGCTTTCCGACTGCACCGAGACCGACATTGATTTCAAGGTCAACCTCTTCGCCTAAATCAAAGATGTCTATACCTGTCGGATTCAAGTCTCTGAAGTTTTCATTTGCTACACGCAAGATTGCTGCATCAGTCTCGAACCTTTGTATCATACCAGCCAAAACTGAAAAGAAATCAACGAGAAACGTCTCTTTAACTATTGCAGCGAAAAGGTCTATCTTCGCATTTGACTCAGCAAGATTAATCTGAGCTACAGTTGCCTTTGATTCAGTTCCAAGACCTTGCTTCTGAGGAGTAACACCAGACATCTCCTGCATCATATTGTCATCTACGAGAGCTTCGGTATATGATGTCTGAGTGACATTGTTAAAAGGTCTGTCAACTACGCCACCAACGTCATCCGCCAGAGTAACTCCGCCAGCCCGTGAACGGGTAAGCGATAACAAATCGACATTAGCAAATCTGGAAACGATTGTTCTTCCATTTAAAGCAAGGGATACATTGTCTTTCCTCTGATTTAGATGAGAGTTTATACTCTCCTGCACTCCCTCAAGTGGCTGAGGGAATCCTTCTCCAATTGCCTTGTGAGCCTCAGTTAGACACTGACCCATGACAATGTTGTATCGCCTACCGTAAGGAGACTCCATCGGTTCTTTTAATATAGTATCGCCAGAGTGAGCGCCAAAAAAAACTCTCCCACCTTCTTTATAGAAGGTCTCAAACCAAACATACTTTTCTTCGGCCTTTATTACTTCATTCTTATTGGTTTCATTGAATTTACCTGCTGTCGGGTATTCATTTGGCTGAGGGTTCTGCAACGGGTCACGTTCATTTATGTGGCGAGTCTGCCTAACTATCTGAGTCTCAGGCGTGGAAGGTTCGAGCTTATCTATTAATGAGTCCTCGTATCCGAGTTCCAATAGCTCTTCTCTGGTTGACCAGTTCTCAAATATAAAGTATCTCTTCTTTTCTTTTATTGCGGTTGTCATGTCGTGGTAAACCTGCTCAGGCGGATATAGTACAAACTCAGGCTTGTCGTCAAACTCATTTAAAACCCACCTGAATTTACCTATGCAGATTCCGACATTTATAATATCCTGAAAAGCCCATACGAATTGCAAGAACAATCCGTCAGTTCTCATCATAGTGTCGTAACGCCATTTAGTAACGAAGTGGAGAATCTTGGAACGGAGGGTGTCAGTCTTACCATCTCTCCCTGTAATTTTAAAGTTATCTGAGTCTCTGAGAAAGATTTGATAGAAACTTGCAAGGATTCTCCATGAAATAGCCCATATCTTGCGGTAAAATAATTTAGAACGTCCTCTAACTTTGGATTTTTCAACTTCATTTGCCTGAAACACTCCTTTCACATTCCTGATATTCTTTGTCCATTGGTCATCGTACTGCCGTCTCAACTCCTGCGCTTCATGTTTCCATCTTTCTGCTTTTAGGATAAAGTCATCTTTTGGCATCGTTGCTCCTCCCTAATATCCTGTGTTATCACTGTCGTATTCGGGTTCTGGCACGTAATCATTAAAAGGCATCCAGTTCATTACTCTCTGGTGCGCATAACGTAATGCTGCATGAAAATCATGCTTGCCTTCTTTTATGTCATCTTTTATTTTATCATCTTCATTAGCGAAAGTGTCACGCTCCAATGTTTTCATGGAGTGGATTAATTCTTTATTTTCTGGTGTATCAAAAATTACCAGCTTTGGCAAGTTAATTCTTTCATCTACCTTTAATTTCTGCCGTATTAAATCTACCCCTGCTATCTTAGAACCTACGAATTTTTCCGATTTGAATAACGCAGGAATCGCATTCTTTCCCCTACCCAAGAGTACGTAAGCATTATAGTCACCAATAATCCTGATAGTAGAATCAGCAGATTTATCGCAATTAGTCCATCCCAAACGGTAATTTCGTTCAATAGCACGTTTTGCCAGCTCTGCTTTAATGATTTCAGTATCATCCCCATGATTGCTTTTATAGCATCCGACAACATATTCAAAACCCTCCCTGTCAACGGCTATCTCCGCACACGCTGTTGGTTTCGTCATGTGAGGGTCTAACCCACGATAAACAATATAATCTTCCCTGTTAAGTTTAAATGGTTTAATAACATGAATTTTCTCAGAAAATAAATTAGAATAAACCAAGCCAGATAAACTTACATACTTTCCGAGCAAACGCATCAGCAATTTATTGTAATCGGTTTCCTGAGAACATATTTCATCAAGAGTCGAAAGGTTCGCTTTCTTATTTGTAACTGAAGCGAGTTCAAAAACCTTTACGTTGTCAGCAATATCTCCAAAGAATATTTCGGAACTCCATGACAGTCCGTGAGTAGGCGTAAAGCCAAACAGCTCTATTACCCTGTCGGCTGTTACGAAACGCATTAAGTTCTCTTTTCTTATTTTTTCTTTCGGCTCTTCATCATAAATAACAACATTAAGCTGCACACCCTGAAACGAGTCCACATCCTGTTCATTCGTCATAAACTCAATTTCAGCCAGAACAAAGTTGTTGTCACGATAGAGCGTAAGCATCTTGCGTTCTGCGTTCCAACTATCAGCCCAATTACCATTCTTTAAACATTCCTTTGGTGCAAACTTCTTCCACTCCCTTATAACTGCATTCTGTAACTGCCTATTATCGACTCCAACAACCCTCGCTTTCATAGGAAATCTTTTAGGAAGCAAATGTTCAGGGAAAACTCCTTTCAATGCTTCTGGCAAAACACCTGTAGTTATCCCGTAACATATGATACTCATTATGAGAGTTTTGCCAGCTTGGTTCGCACCGAGAACAGCTATAATATTACAGGTCTCCAATGCCTTGATAGCATCCAATTGAGAATCGAATACTTGAGGTATATCTTCGGGGTTTAGGTATTTCCTGAGGAGAGCTTCGCCTTCTGGAGTTACAGTGCCATCGGAGGGTTCAAAATAATAATAGGCGTTCTCTTCTTTCAGGAAATCTATTTTTGTGTTGATTTCACAATCAACCAATGCAGCAACTTTGTCTGCGATGGCTAATTGTTCTTCATCGGGAAGATGTTTTAATTTGTCGTAATCGAGAGTTTTAATGTCCACTTATAGCAAGCTGAGTAGTATCCAGATGAACATTGGTATGGCGGCTTGTTTCTTTATGTCGTCAACCACACCGTCTCCGCCTTTAGCTTTCTCATCTATAAGGCGGTTTATATCTTTATGCTGAAGTTCAATATGCTTCCCCTGCATCTTCATAATCTTTTCCTTGTCGGCTATTATCTTTTCATTAGCTTCGTTAATCTCTTTCTGTGATTTAACCTGCTTCTCTAAATTTATTATTAAGTCGCTCTGTATTTTTATTACATCATCTGCCTCAGAAGCAAAAACAAACTGGCTAAAGAATACAATCAGAGACAGAATTATAAATGAAATTATCAGATGTTTCCAAAACCCATCATCTTCATTTTTTGGCATAAGCCAGCTCTCCGTTAAGGCGCATTTCTTGTGTGTGTGCTTTTTTGTATCTTTCTTGGGCGTTTTTTAACTTTTCCCTTAGTTCTTCTTCTTGAACTTGCAATATCCGATACTCTTTTTTTGTTACGTGCTTTTCTTCCTTTGACCTTTGTATCTCTCTTTGTATTGGAGTGATTAAAGTTGCTATCTTTTTCTTCCTCTGCGCCTGTTCTTTTTTCTCTTCCTTTGCTACCAACCTTGCTATCCGTTTTTTCAGGAAAGAATTTCTTAAACCAAAAATAAATAGAACAGCCACACATAACACCAAACCCCAATATTTAAGACTCAATTAACCACCATGTCATCAACCTTTCTCTTTGCAGGCTCAACCTTCGTGAATTCCGCAAAAGATTTACCTTCGTTCTCCATGAAGAATTTAGTCACCATGTCACCTGAACGCTGTTCCGCAAGTGCAACTAACTTTCTATCGAAGCCCATCATAACGAAAAAGTTAGCCAACAGCTTTAGCATGAACAAAATAAATGGCAAATCAATTGACATTCCTGCCGACTTCATGCCTTCCGCTTTCTTCTTGCACTCATGCTTAGTTCCAGTTGGAAATTTAGTCTTACACTTTAAGCAAAGGTCTTGAGTGTAGTTGACCTCTGGTTTCTTTTTTTCATCACTTTTTTCTGTTGCGTCTTTGTCTTTGTTCTCTTCTTTTTTTACTTCCAAGTTTTCTCCTCCCTTTTCTATTCTGGTGAGCCATCCAAGTATCCAGCCAAATTCTCAGTAAGTCGTCATTAGTTAGTAAACCCAAATCACATCCTGCGTTTTACTCATATCAGAATCAACATGAATAAAAGTTTTACCGATACCAATTCTTCTAAAGTGTTTCATTAACGCTGGCAATATCTCTGCCCTTGCAATGCTCGTTTTACACTGTATGTCAGTTGCCTTGCTAATTAAATGACTTGATGTGTCCTTGCCGCCTTCCGCCTTGTTATGTTTTTCACAACGACAACCACTATTTATTTTAAGCCCTATCCCTGCATCATCTCTTGCAAGCTGGAGCTTATTAACGTGCTTCATATTGATATCGTCTTTACCGCAAGAGCAGCGACAGGAAAATTCCCAACGAGAAAAGTTATCTGTTAAGTCACCCAATTAATTTTCTCCACCATTTTAATTTAAAATGTTTGCAGTTGTTGTCCTTGTTTTTCTTATGTGGACTGTCATAAATATTCCAGCAGGTTGCATGGTCATGCTCTTTCTTTGTATCGTGTTCACAATGTTCCGAAAACCTACCTATGTCGCCACTCCAGCTAAAATAATATTTACACTTTGAGCAATAAACTACGTCTGGACATTCCCTTAATTGTTCTTTCAAATACTATCCTTTCTTTTTATTTCCTGCTCCATTATTCCACCTTCGAGGCACTTTGCGTAATCATGTGCTGCGGTGACTTTTGCAAGTATCTTTTCTAACTCTCCTCTATCCCAAAGCCTCAATTTATCTGGCTTACCCTGCTCACCCCTTATTAAAAGAAATTTAACCCACATCCCCTTTGCCGTATCATTGGCTTTCTTTAAATGCAGGCATGGTTTTACTATTTTGTTTTCTAAAAGAAGTGAGTTGCCACCGTGAGATACTAAATATATAAGTCCAATCAAAGTGATTAGTGATTTCATTGTCATGTCCTCTCATTAAGTTTAGCATGACAACGCTATATCATTTTTTTTAAGGCAAGTCAATCATTAACCCAAAAGTATGTACGCAGCCCACAGAGCCAAACCTAAAGCCAATAGCAAATCCATCAAATCCATCATAGCAGAAACGCTATCTCTTGCTCTTGGGTATTCTCCTTTATACATAAAAACTATGTGCATAAAAACAGAAAACATAAAAAAGAAAAACATTGTCTTTGTAAATGCAATCATAAGCCTCCGCTAAGGCACATGGCGCTCCTCTATAACCATGCGATTACTCTTTGCACAACGAGTACAGTAATAGTTGCCGTTACGGTAGTGATAACGGTCAGCACCACCAATGCCACAACTCGCACATTTGTTTCCCAAGCTCCGTGTTCCAAAAGTTTTATCATAGCTGCTCCTGTTCTTAATATACTTCTGTCCTTTGCAGAAGAGATTGTATTCTCCTGTCATGTATGCTTTGCTTGCCATGTTCTCTCCTTTAAGTAAGCGTGGTGTCGAGAGCGTGGTCAGTCGGTAATCTCTTATTCGGGCTATATAAATTCGGTTAATCGGTCAATCGAATGTAAACCGTTAGAGAGTCGGGTAATCGGAGTTCCGCATTCGATTTAAGGAATCATCGAGAACCTTTGAGTTGGAATCGAACCAATAACAAATAGATTTACCGTCTATTGCTCTACCATTTGAGCTATCATATTAACGCCAAATGCAACGATAGCAGCTACTACCTCACGCTTTTTTGACGAGTGCGTGGCGACTCCCTGCTCTCACGCCCACCACAATTTTTATTTTAATTCTAT